TTACCACCAAGTTGGGGAGGTCAATTTAGAACATCAAAAAAAAATCAAACAATAAAGGGGTTTCCAGAACTGATTGGTAAACAGTTAGAAGGTTTTATTGAAGATGAATTTAGGAGGATGTAATGGCTGCAATAGATTTAAATACAGTTCGATCAACAATTGAAGGTAGACTTGCAACAGAACTAGCATCAAGCCCTGTTATTCCCGTTGTATTTAGCAATATGTCATTTGATTCAACAACTGAAGATACATTTGTTCAATGTGAAACAAGTTTTGGAAGTGGAAGATATTTAGCTGATGGAGTAAATATTATTGTTGGATTACTTACTTTAAATATTTTTACTGAAGAAGGGATTGGCTCTGGTGCAAATTATGTTATTGGCAAACGCTTGCGTGACCTTTACAATAAAATTACAGTTTCAGGTGTTATTTTTGATTCACCAGTTGGACCAGAAGTATTAACTTCTGCTCCAGAGGGTAAATTTCAAACACAAATTAGGGTAACATTTGAGATATACGAGGAACTTTAATTATGCCAAAACTTGAAATTACTGAAGAAATGTTAGATGTTATTGAAATTGTAAAAGGTAGAAGAGAAGCAAATTATTGGGATCCCGAATGTAGAAAATATTATGAGGCACAACAAAATTCAAAAAAAGATGTGAAAAGTTCAGAAAAAGGTTAATATAAAATAAATACTTTTTTTCTGTCATGGCTACCAAAGGTGATGTAGGTAAACTGATGTTTCACAATGCTGGTGGAACTGAAGCCGATGTAAGTGATCTAAGAGCTTGGAATTTATCCATAACAAAAGACACCCAAGAAACAACAAAAATGGGTGATACATTTAAAAGTTTTGTTGGCGGTTTGATTTCTGCGGAAGGTGGGGCAACACTTTTATATAATGCTTCGGGAAACTCAGACTATCAAGCATTTATTGATGATGTTCTTGTGACAGGTGATGCTGGTGATGCTTTGATTGAACTTTTCCCTGATTCTGGAGAGTCAGCAAAGAAAATAAGTGGTTCTTGTATAATTACAAATGCAGATCATTCTGCAACACTAGGTGAAATTGAGGAGATCGCAATAACATTTACAATGACAGGTACCATTACTTCTGCTGTGTAGTATATTAGGGTAATACAATTAAAACCCTATGGCAAAAAGAAATGTAGATCTTATTACAGAAGCATTTGCTGATGTAATGACTAACAGAAGAAAGTATGTATTAAATAAACCAGATGGTTCATTATTAAAAGAATTATATTTTCCACCATTAACTAGACATGACAGAATACAAGCTCAACAGTTAGCTGGTACAGAAGAAGGGTTGGTTATATCAACAAGACTTTTATGCCAAATAGCACAAAACGAAGATGGCTCGAAAGCTTTTGCTTCTGCTGATGCTGAGAACCTTAAAAGATTTTTGCCAGAAACAATATTAAATGACTTAGAGTTATTTATGATGGGATTAAATGTTGATTTAAATTCAGCAAAAAAAGAATCAAGCGAGATAACTGGCTAAATTTTGAGTTTTTTCTCGCAACAGAACTTGGTAAAACTTTAATTGAATTAAGAAAAGCTATAACAGAAGAAGAGCTTGTATTTTGGGCTGCATATTATGAAGTTAAAAATGAAAGAGAAAAACAGGAAATGAATCGTCAAAAAGCCAAAACAAGGTAATATATAATAAAGTCTATTTTCATTTGTGGCACAATCAACAGTCAGATTAATAGTTGATGCACAAAATGCAATTAGACCATTGCAGCGTACAGATCAAATAACACAGCAACTTAGCAAAAATACAAATAAATTAAAGGGTCGATTAGACAGATCAAATCGTTCATTTAGAGATACAGGAGCATCAGCAAAAGTAGCTGCTGGTGGTGTTAGAACTTTAACAAATTCACTTGCTCCATTATTAAAAGCATTAGCACTTGCAGCAACATTTAGATTCGTTTTTGTTAAAACAGCAGAACTACAAACACAAAGAACAGCATTAATACAACTTACTGGTTCTGTAGATTCTGCAAACAAAATTATAAGTCAATTACAGGCGTTTGGTAATGTAACGCCATTTACAAGTAGTGAATTAATTGAACAATCAAAACGATTAAAGGCTTTTGGCTTTGAAACAGAAGATCTTGTCGATACTGTTAAAAGATTATCTGATGTTGCGGGTGCTACTGGTGCAGATTTAAGTGGAATATCAACAGCATTTGGTCAGATATTAGCAAAAGGCAAATTACAAAGAGAGGAAGAATTACAACTATTAGAAAGAGGAGTTGATATTACAAGTGAATTAAAACGCATAACAGGTCTGCAGGGAGATGAATTTGAAGCTGCGATGCGTAAAGGCAAGATTAGTGCTGATCTTGTAAATCAAGCATTAATAAATCTCACAAGTGAAGGTGGTATATTTTTTGGTGGTGCGACAAAACAATCTGAGACATTAAATGGTCAGCTATCAACCTTTCAAGATAATGTAGAAACTATAGCAAGAACTATTGGAGAGGCTCTAGAACCAGCCCTGATGGGCTCTTTAAGAACTGCTAATAAACTTTTGAGTTCAATTAATAGATTATTTTCAAGTGAATTTCAAAGACAAATAAGTGGTTTTAGATTTAATATGCAAATACCCGGAAAATTATTAACAGATTTAGAAAATATTGAAACTTTTGCAAATAATATACAACCACTTGGTCTTGATGTTGAAGGTCTTGACTTAAGAATAAGTCAACTAGAAGGAACAAAAGATCAAATAACAAAAATAACAAATGATATTAACAAAGGAGGTGTTTTTAATAGACCATTTTTTACAACGCAAGAAGAGAATGAACAAATTCTTGATACACAGACTGCACTTACGGACAAAATTAATGAATTACTAGAAAGACGTGATTTACTCTTAAGTAATAATAATAATAAATTAGATGAAACAAATAATAAAATTAAAAAAATAAAAGATGGTACTGATGGAGTTTCAGAAGCTTTTGAAAAGATTGGTGACAGTATTGCTATAGGTGTTTCAAACGCATTAACTGATGCAATATTACAAGCAAGAACATTAGGTGAAGCTGCTAAAGGTATTTTGAATATGATTGCCAGACAACTTCTACAGCTTGGAATTAATACATTTTTATTTAGTGCTTTTGGTGGATCAACAGGAATATTTAAAAATTTACCTACGTTTGCTAATGGAGGTAAACCTCCTGTTGGTCGAGCCTCAATTGTAGGAGAACGTGGTCCAGAATTATTTGTACCATCAACTGCTGGTACAATAATTCCAAATCATTCTTTGGGTGGCGGTGTGACAAATAATATTGTTGTAAATGTAGATGCATCAGGTTCTAATGTAGAAGGAGATGACAGGCAGAGTAGAGAGCTTGGTCTTGCCATTTCTAGTGCAATACAAGCACAACTAATTCAAGAGAAGCGACCCGGAGGTTTACTTGCATAATGGCTACATTCCCATCATTTACACCAACATATTCAGGTTTTAGAAAAAAATCCAATCCTTTTGTAAGAAATGTTCGTTTTGCCGATGGTTACGAACACAGGGTTTTATTTGGATTAGCTGCACATCAGAGTCCAAAAACTTTTGATTTTGAATTTACTGAATCAGAAGAAGATGCAGATGTCATTGAAGCATTTTTGGAAAGCAGAGAAAATGACCAAGAAAGTTTTGATTTTACACCTCACGGAGAAGGTGTATCAAAAACAGGTACATATAGTCAATCTGGAACAACAATTACAGTAACGATTACAAAACATGGTATAGCTATTGGAAAAACTGTAACTCTTGACTTTACAAGTGGTTCTGCTACAGATGGAACATTCATTGTAGCTACTGCTGTTGATCAAAATACATTTACTGTGACTGCTTCTGCAAGTGCAACAAATAGTGGAAATGTTACAGCAACAGTTTCTGGTTCATATAAATTTGTATGTGAGGGATATACAAAATCAATTCCATACAATAATAGAGCAACAATAAAAGCTCAGTTCAGAGAGGTGTTTGAACCATGAGTAGTAGTGTTATTAGTGATATTCAATCAATTAATCCGTCATCAATTATTGAATTATTTACTCTCACAACAACTGCAGCTTTGCATGGTTCTGATACAACATATAGATTTCATGCTGGTTCAAGTTTAAATGCTAATGGTGAAATTGTTTGGGCAGGAAATACTTATCAAAGATTTCCAGTACAGGTAGAAGGTTTTGCATACCAAAAGGGACAAATACCAAGACCGACATTAACTGTAAGTAATGTTCTTGGAACTATTACTTCAATTCTTCTTACTGTAAATCAAACAACTACTGGAAATGACTTAACAGGTGCTACTCTTACGAGAATACGAACACTCGCAAAATTTATTGATGCAGTCAATTTTGCTGGAAATGTAAATCCGTATGGAACTCCAGACCCTAATGCTGAGTTTGCACAAGAAATATATTCTGTTGATAGAAAGTCACAAGAAACAAGAGACATTGTTGCTTTTGAACTTGCTGCACCTATTGATCTTGTTGGAGTTCGTGCACCAAAAAGACAATGTACAAGGGCTGAATTTCCTAGTATTGGTCGAATAAAAATATGAGTTGGAAAGATGTCGCATTGGCTCATGCAAAAGAACAAGACCCAAAAGAGTCTTGTGGTTTGTTAATAGAAATAAAAGGAAAAGAAAAATATTATCCTTGCAAAAATTTATCAAACTGGTCTAATCAATGTTTTATTATTGACCCTGTTGATTATGCAAAGGCAGAAGATAGTGGAAAAATATTAGCTGTAATACATAGCCACCCAACGACACAACCCATTGCAAGCCAAGCAGATATGATAAGTTGTGAAGATTCAAATTTACCATGGCATATAGTAAATCCAAAAACAGAACAATGGGGATATTATGAGCCAAGTGGTTATAAAGCTCCACTAATTGGCAGACATTGGGTTTGGGGTGTTACAGATTGTTGGGCATTAGTAAGAGATTGGTATAAAGAAAAAAAAGGGATAATTTTAAAAGATTGGGATAGACCAATAACACCAGAGGAATTTATTGCAGATCCAATGTTTGAAAGATGTGCATCTGATACAGGTTTCAGACAATTAAAACCAGATGAAAAACTTGAAAATGGTGATTTGTTATTTATGTCAATTATGACTTCTGGTTTGAATCATGTGGCAATTTTTATAGATGGTGATGTTTTACATCATCTAGCAGATAGAATAAGTTGTAGAGAACCATATAATTTATGGTTATTAAAATGTACTGGTATGAGGTTACGCTATGCTCCGTAAACTTAAACTGTATGGTGAACTGGCAGAGATAACTGGCCATAAAGAATTTGATGTTGCTGTAAATACAACAGCACAAGCTGTAAGTTTTCTTGTAAATAATTTTCCACAACTAGAAAGTCATATGGCAAATAAATATTATCGAGTTTTATTGGAAAAAGAAGATGTAGGAATGGATGAAATACATTTTCCAGTGGGTCAATCTGATATAAAATTTATACCAGTAATATCTGGTGCTGGAGGTAATTTTGGAAGAATTTTATTAGGTGGTGCTTTAATTGCTTTATCTTTTGGTGTAGGTGGTATATTTACACCGAGTTTAAAGTTTGGTTCAGGGTTTTTTAGTAGTTTTGGTGCTGCTAGTTTTGGTGCAAAAGCAGCATTTGGTATTGGAGCTGGTTTAGTTTTATCAGGTGTAAGTGGAATGTTATTCCCTGTGCCAAAATTGCCAGAATTTAGCTCAGAACAAGACCCAAAGCTATCATTTAGTTTTAGTGGAACACAACAAACAGGTCGGGCTGGAACGCCTGTACCTGTTGTTTATGGAGAAATAATAACTGGTTCTGTAGTTATTAGTGGTGGTATAGATACAGAACAGGTACAAGTATGACTGATAAAAGAAAAATTATTCGTGGTGCAAAAGGTGGCTCTCCACCACCCCCACCACAACCTACAAGAACACCTGATACACTACACAGTAAACAGTTTGCAACTTTTCTTGACTTAATAAGCGAGGGAGAGATTGAAGGAAGTGCGTCTGCATCAAAAGAAGGTATTACTGATAAAACATCTACAGCATATAAAAATGCATATCTTAAAGATGTATTTTTAAACGATACACCAATTTTAAGATCAACAGCATCATCAACAAATCCACAAGAAATTGATTTTAATTTTCAAGATGTAACATTTAATTCAAGACATGGTACTGCTGACCAAACAAAAATTGATGGTATAGAAAGTAGCCAATCAACAATACCAGTAGGTGTAACTGTTACTGCTGCAAGTCCAGTTACGAGACAAATAACAAATACAGATGTTGATAGAATACGAGTTTCAATAACATTCCCACAAATTCAAATAGCCACAGAACAGGGAGATTTATTAGGGGATACAGTGCAATTTAAAATTTCTGTTCAATATAATTCTGGTGGTTTTACAGACGTTCATACTGATACTGTTACTGGTAGAACTGCTGATGCATACCAAAAAGATTTTTCTGTAAAAGTTACAGGTTCTTTTCCTGTTGACATAAGAGTTACAAGAATAACTGCAGACAGTACAGATAGCGGTACAATAAATTCTTTTCAATGGACAAGTTT